CTGCCTTTTTGTTCTGACATGTTATTCGCCTTTGAAATTTTCGGAATGTTGAGATTGGAAGTCATCGAGTTGTTTCCTCATGGTATGCAGAAATGCTAATGTTTGGAAAACTTCCTGTGATTTAGCCTGATCATCTGCAAATTCGGGTACACGCTCGAAAGTCTTCCTGATACTGATATCAATGCTTTTACGCATATGTTTAGCAGTGGTACGTAAAACGTAACCCATGCTGAATGGTTTTAATGTATCTTCGGACATGATTATTCTTTTAATAATATCAGGGACGCCAGCACTAGACTATTTCAGTTACTACTAGTTGGCGGCTAATCATTTAAGTATCCTTCGCCAAGGAATACTCCCCAATAAGTTACTGATTACTCAGTAAAAGCACCAAAGAACTCAGATTGAATCGACACAGTCACTGTAGCAGTGTTAGCATCGGTCAATTGTGGGTTCACTTGCAAAGCTTCAATTTTACCAACCCAGTAGTATTGGCTGTTAGCAACAGAACCGATACCGCTAGTAGGAGTAGCTTCGCTAGAGTATGCAACAGGTTCAGCGTTCATCAGAACGAAACGGAACACATATTGCTTACCATCACCCACAGCATCGCCCAACAGTGTACCAGCAGCCCAATCAGCAGGGATGTAGTTCACAGTCAATTCGATAGAAGGAGCATCAGCTTGGCCTTGAATTTGCTGAGATGTCTTCGAGCCATAGACAGGCACGTTAACGATGTTCGGTGGAGTACCCATAGAAGGGAACTCACGAACGTTCTTGATACGAGCAAACGTACCAGTAGCTTTAGTACCACCAGCAGACTGAATTTCGTCAGCAAACAATGCTTGGAATTCAGAAGCGGTATCTAAGGCTAAGAGAGCAGAGCTAGACAGTTGTGTCTGAGGCATGGCAACCGCCATGTCAGAGAACATACCAGCACCGATAGAGGTAATGTGAGACATTATTAAACTCCGAAAAAGTTAAACGGGATTGAGTAAGTGGATCTGTATAGACCTGGTGAATCTCTATCAATAGTTCCAGGAGCTAATGAACTATTACTAAATTGTAATGTACCATTATTACCTAATGTATTGAAAGATTTACCAACTAAATAAGTATCCATTTGATCTGCAATAAGTGAAGTGCTCTTTGGGCCTTCACCTACAGGTACATAAATATCAACGGTAACTAAACCTGATACTGATCTTAGGTTAATACCTGGTCCAGTAGGAATCACTGTAACCCTTAGAAAATTATTTCCAGGATTAACTGACACAAAGTTAGCAGGATAAACTTTAACAGTACCAAAAGCAGATTTATTTGCTTCAATAATATTAAAGAGTTCCGTTTGAAGATCGATAAATTTACCCATTATCAGACCTCCTTTGCTATAGCGGCCAATGTGATATAACCATCACTTTTCAGAATATTACTACATCTCCACACAACTCCACCAATAGAAATTTTGTCTAGCCCATTAATATCACCAATTTCTTTTGTTCGAATCATAACATTGGTAATAACCGTATTATGCTCTTGTGATTTCTTTTCAGTCCCCACAACAATAAGTTTAATTGGAATATTAGTAAGCAAGGCAGGATGAGACCCAAGGGCAAAATTAAATTCAACATCTTGATGTTTAATTAATATTGCGTCTTGAGCCAAATCTTTCAACATTCTAAAAGCTAAGTTTAAGTTTGAATTGATAAGGTTTGAGTAGCTCATTAGTTAGCCCTCCACCACGCATTAGAACCACGATTCACCAATAAAGGTTTCACAAGATTCTTAACATGCTGTGGTAGAGTATCTGGCCTTCGGATTCTGCTAAGATCAATATTACCAATCTGAAGATTAGTTACACTACCTGTTTGATCTAACAAACCATCGTTATTTAAAAGATGATAAGCTAATTCAAAAGTTGCTGTGTTAATTCTGTTGAGAGCTTTATCACTAGACAAGTCCACATCGTAACCCACACGTGGGTCAAAATATGAACCTGCCCTTGGAAACGCCAAACTTTGGGAATCACTTACAGCAACTCCTGCCCATTCAAACGAATCAAGTAGCATTGTAGCAGTGACAATTGACTGTGATTTTTGTGTATCACCTGCATCTGTCCATGCTGCAACATCTAATCTATCGAGAAAATAAGCATTAGCCTCATCAACAGTAACATAAGCGTTAGTACCTTTTGTGAGAGCCATAAGTGCTTCCTTTGTGATTAGCTATGGAAAATAGGCAAGATGCCCAAGCTCAAAGCAGAAGCAGACTTACGAACAAAAGTACCGTTAGTGCTAGCAGCACCGTTAGTAACAGAGGTCAGAGCCTTAGCAGTACCGCCTTCAACAGCGTACTTGTAAGCAGCATCGCTTGGGAAAGCTTCTTTATCACCAGCCCAGTCGTAACCAGCGGGATGCAAGACATAGCCCCAACGATACCAGATAGAAGTAGAACCACCACCTTTGTAAGCGTTACCGTTACGTGTGATTTCAACTTGATCTGGAACAGCCAAACCAGCCATAGCGACAGCACCTGGCAAGACAATAAACGAAGTCTTAGTACCAACGATATCCACGCCAGCACCAGAGTTGATCTTAGCCAATTCGCCAGAAGACATACCTTGAGCAGCACGAGTCTGGATCAAACGGAATTTGCCTTGGAAAATGGTATTGAAAGTAACCATACCATCAGTCACGGTGTCTTGGTCCACCAAGTTGGCAGAACGCAAAGAAGCCATCACTTCAGGAGAAGTCACCAAGTAAGCATACTCAGGCTCATAATCCTTGTATGCCATGCCGAAAGCGTTCAAGAAAGCTTGAGCACGAGCAGCACCTTGGACAGCAGTAGTAGCTTCAGCCACAGTCTTGCTAGAACCCAAATCCACGTAGAAGCCATAACGCTTGTCAGTAGGATCGTTGTCAAAGTTTTGACCACCCAGACCAGCAGAGCCAGAACCAGCGGCAGCACCGTTAAGGGCTTCAGAGATAGCAACACCCTTCAACACAGAAAGGATAGCATTGTGTTCGTCTTGAGCACGAGTCTCAGCAAAGTCACGGCCAACTTTAGCCAAACCGTCTTGTTGAGTCACGACTTGTTGCATGTTCACTTTTTCAGCGCCATGTGTACGAACAGTCTTGATGTAGTTGACGTATTCAGATGCATAGTTGGTTTTAGAACCATCAGTAGCATCAGTCAACGAAGCAACGTTAACAGTAGGGTTCAGAGGTTTGAACCAACGAACTTGACCAGTAAAGGTCTCAGTCGAAGTGTCGATATTAGGGTTGCTACCCACAATACCTGTACCCGACAATTTCTTTGCATTGGTGTAAGCTTCGTCCGAGTAAGCACTAATAGCTTCTTGCAGAACGTACTGATCAGCACCAGCGAGGTTAGTTTTAGCAGTCATTTGTAATCCTTAGATTGTGTAAGGAGAAGGTTACTTTCGTAATTTACCTTCTCTTGCCATTTTGAGTACTTCATCTTGAGACATCGCAAAGAGCGATTTGCTGTCAGATGAAGTGTTTGATGTATTGACACCAGAGCTACCAGAACCAGAAGATGCTTTTGGTTTGAATAGGAAAGAGTTAGCATCATTATCAGCGAAATTCTGGATGTAATCAGTAATGGTTGCACCAGTCTTGTGTACCCAAACACCCTGTTCATTTTGAACAAGTTGTCCAACTACTTCACGATATGCCATCTCACGTGCGCTATCATTACGGAAGGGTTGAGCAGACAATGCATTACGAACGTCAATATCGCGAGTAAGTTCGACATTACGCTGTTCAGCAGCTGTACGCTTGGCTTTTTCTTCTGCAAGTTGCATTTCATAAGCTTCCTTATGCTTGCCTTCTTCTTGCAGTCGCTTCAATTCTTCAGCCTTCTTTGCAGATTCAAATTCGGCTACTCTTTTCAAAGCTTCATCACGAGAACCGTAGGCTTTATCAAGCTTAGACTTAATATCCTTCAGTTGTTCGTCAACTTTAGCTTCGACAAGCTTAGCAATATCAACAGTCTTGTCATCACCGTTTGGAGGTGTTTGATTTTGATTGTTGGTATCATCATTGTTTTGGTTTTGATTGTTGTTATTATCAACATTGGTATTCTGATTATCAGACATTTGATTTCCTTTTGAGTACAACTCATTAATAGTAAAGATACTACCTTTACCCTTAATTAAATAAGATTTTTGAAGTCAATATAATAATCAAC